AAAAAAATATTTTTTTTTTTTTTTTAATTTAGGTAAATATCAAAGAATATACATTTATAATATAAAAATATTATAAATATATATTATATAATGGATTTTCACTTATTTACAATTTGTATTACATATTTATTTTGTATCTTAATTATTCATTTGTTAATTAAAAATAATCTTGAAGACGAATATATTTCCGATAATAAATTTGAATTATTGAATAATAAAGAAATGAAAGATAATGTAGAAAACGAAGAATTAGAAGAGATTAATACAGAAAAAGATTTAATTATAGATCCTAGTGAAATACTTAATCTAAAAATGAAAAAACCAGTAAAAAAAATACTATCTTTTAAAAAAAAAGAGAATGATGATGCTAAAAATGATTTAATTAGTTATTTAGATTCAGAAAAACAATTTGAAAATCAATCTATTAATCAAATTGTAGATAATATTGAGTCTGAAAAGCACAAAGTAGAAGGTAATAATTATTTCGAAAGTATGAGTGTTTCTGATTTTAGTTCACAAAACAATATAACAGATAAATATTTTACTAACAACCATGTATCTGATACCTATTCATTTGATCCGGTACCGACTGATGAAAAAAATTCTTTTAATAATTCATTTAAAGAAAAAATGTTTACAAATTTAAACAATGATGAGAATAAACCAATTTTTGATAGTGTAGCAGCATTTGAAGATTTAGATTTTAATTATGCTGAATTTTAACCAAAAAAAATTTTTTTTTTTTTATATATTTATTTATTTAAATTTACTTTAGATTTTTCAATAGAAAGTACATAAGAATCAATAATAAATTTTTCATTCGAATTTAATAAATTTATAGCATCTTGTTTGCATTTAAAATCTATAAAGCAAATATCTTTAATTTCATAATATTTATTAAATAAAATCTTAACTCTCTCAATTTTACCATATTTTTCAAAGACAGATCTTATTTTTTGTTCTAAATCTTTTTGTGAAATATCTAGTGGAAAATTTTTTAATATCAAAGAAAAATCATTAAATTCATTCAAATTATTTTTATTTTTAATTTTATCTTTATAAAGTTTATTAACTATATTTGGTGGCTTATATTTAGCTAGTTGAAAATTATTTTTTGTTTTAATATCATCTGAATTATTATGCTTATATGTGAAATTATCATTATATAATTGGTTTTTATTTGAAATATCATCATTAGAATTCTTCAAAAAAATTTCTTTATCTATTGTCGTACTTGTAGAATCTCCAAATTTTTTCCAATTTAATCTTCTTTCTAATATACTCTTTTTACCTTTTAATTTATTAATTGTTATTATTCTTTTGACTTTTTTATTATCAATATTATAAATTAAAATTCTTTTTTTTTGATGAGTTACATAAGGATAGTTTATACATCTTAAACTATAATCTTTTTCTATTTCTTCTATTGGAATAAATTCAGTTTCTTCTTTATGTATACATTCATATTTATCAAAATTATATTCTGTCATTAATTTCTAAGTATAATATTTAAATAATTTTTAAATAATATTAAAAATTTGATATTAATATAAATATTATTTATATACTTCTAAATATAATGGAAACATCTGAAATAAATTTTTGCAATGGTAAAGGATATAATATTAAAAATAATAGAGAAAAGTCAGATATATTGAAAAATATTTTTGATAAATATAATTTAACAATAGAAAATGATAATACTATTACTTATAGTGATCGACTATTAACAAATTTAACAAGATTTGAATATTTTGTATCTACAATAACACTAGGAAATAGTTATTGGCTCTATTTAACAAAAATTGGTAATCAAAATTATTCTATATTTATTGATAATAAATTAAATGAAAATCATAAATTTCCTAAATTGATTTTAGTAAATTTTAGATTTCAAGAAGAATTATTTTCTGATACTTTATTTAAAGGAGAATTAATTAAAGATTATAATAATAATTGGCAATTTATTATTGATAATATTTTAGTTCATAATGGATCTAAAATAAAAAATAATATTTTGTCTGATAGAATTAAATTACTGTATAAAATATTTGAAAAAAATTATATAACAGATCCATATATCGAATTATGTAAATTAAAAATAAAAAAATATTTTACATATAATAAATTAAATTATTTGGTAAATAAATTTATAAATACTTGTAATTATAAAATATGTGGTATTTATTTTCACCCTATAAATACAAATATTAAAAGTATTAAATTTCTATTTAATCATAATTATAATACTATAAATTTGGTAAAAGATATTAATTTTGAATATTTAAAGGATAATAATTCACTTTTGATTTCTCAAAAAAATGAAGAAAAGTTACTGATGCAATTTATTCAAAATGATTTAAATGATAATACTAGTATTAAAGAAAAAAAAAAAAAAATAAATATTATTTATAAAAATAATACTTTTACATTTAAAGTAGAATCAACGGTATTTCCTAATATATATAAATTATATTGTCTAAAAAATAATAAATTATCAAAATTTTCAATTGCTAAAATTGATACTATAGAATGTGCTAAATTTATGAAAGATTTATTTTTAGAAAAGAAAGATATATATTTAATTGAATGTTATTATTATAAAGATTTTAATAAATGGGTACCTAAATGTAAATCTAATAAACCTATAAATTCATATATTCAAATCAAACAATATATTAATGACTTCTTTAATTAATACAATACATGTTAATAATAATTTTGTTTCTATACCGGATTTCCGGTTTGTAAATTTTCTGATTCTGATTCTTGTTCTTGTTCTTGTTCTGGTTTTGTATTTTGTATAAACATTGAACAAGCACTATGAATTACTGCTGCTTCTTCAAGACTATAACATCCATTTTTACCCGAATTTTGAGCTTGTCTAACTGCCTCAATTAAAATTTTTATACCTTCTGTCTGCTGTGTTTGCCTTTTGGCAACAGCTTCTTTATCAGTATTTTCCATTTCATTTTTTTCCATAAATACTAAACAACCTTTCGTCCAAATAATAGTTGCTTCTTCTAAAGTATAGCATCCTTTAGCTTGTCCTCTTTTTACACCTTCAACTAGAATTTTTATAGCATCAGTCTGTTTCTGTGTATTTTCTGCAATTTCCGTATTCATATTATTATATTTAGATAATTATAACAAATTTTTAAATAGTTTTTTTATTTTTATTTTTATTTTTATTTTACTTTATACAATTAATGATTATCCTAATTAATTAAAATATAATTTATAATTATATATATTTTATTATTATATAGTATATTTATAATGAATAATAAATCATTAGGAAAAAATAAAAATACCTATATATCTCAAATAGGACGAGGGTATTATCCAGGTGTAGAATTTAATAGAATAGGTGGATTAACTGAAATTGTTAATTATTCTAATTGTAATAACTGCATAGATAATAATTCTAATTATCTATCGAAAGCTACTAGAAATACTCCTCCTGTAAAACCATTCTTTACAAATTTACAAAAAGGTGGATCATATAATTATATTATAAACCCTGAATCTGGTAAAAAAGTTTCTATATTTGGTAAAATTGGTAAAAAAATTATTAATAAATATTTAAATAAACTTGGAGGTGCCAATCATAAAAATATTTTACCAAATATTGGGACTTTACCACGAGATTTTATTGGTGAAAAATCTAATTTAGATCCAAATATGAACAATAGAACATTTGATTGCAAACAACCTATATGGAATCCACCTTGTGTATAGATTTAATATATATCACTATATTATATATTCATTTATTTATGTGTGATCGTGATGAATTAAGAGAAATAAATATTAAATTAGATCATATTATGTTTGTTCAATGTGAAATTTTTGCTATGATAAAATCTAATGATATTCTAGATAGTAAAATTGATAAATGTATTCAAATACTTAATAAAATTAATTCATCAAATATGCCAAAACAATTTACTAAAAATGATAATCCTATATCTGTACCTAAATCTTTCTCCAATATAGAAAAAAAAGATAATAAATTACCTGTAAAATTATCATTACAAGATCAATTGATAAAAGAATTTAAAGAACAAAAATTTAAACTTAAACCGATTGGAAATAGAGAAAAAAATTGATTTAAAAATTAAGTTTTATTTATAATAAAAATAAAAAAATGCCTAGAATATCTCATAAAATTTCGAATGATAGTGTTAATACTTTAACATCTATAGCCGGAACTACTGCTCGTAAATCTGAATGTATCCAAAAACTTGGTGCTGTTATTACTAAAGGAAGAACTAAAATTATATTTAGAGGTTATAATGATGTACATAGAACAGCTTATCTAAATAATATTTCAAATTGTCTACACGCTGAAATGAGTGTTGCTACTAAATTTATCAATTCACATGTAAGACCTAATCATATAAAAGTATTTAATGCCCTTTAATAAAAAGGGCACCCAACAAAAAATTAATAGTAAACACTCTATATATGATTTATCTAAATATATAATATGGGTTGTTAGAATTTCTAATAATAAAGAAGAAATTGATAATAACGATTTAATTGATGCAGCACCATGCTCAAGATGCTGTAAAAGCTTGTATAAACTTGGTTTTACTAAAATTGGTTTTTCTAATAAAAACGGTGAAATAGAAATTGCTGATCTGAGATATTATCAAAATGATCATATTAGTCATTCACAAAAAAAAAGTGAACAATTTTGTAAATATATATTATAATTTAATTTCTTTAAAATAAATTATAAACTATAATCTATTTTAAAGATATATCTCAAATTGTAAATACAAATTTCATTATTGACTAATCACCCATTATAAATAAAACTACACATAAATTTTAACTATCTATTTAGGTAACCTTATTTAGTAGAAAAAGGTTACTTAAATAATTTATATTATAGTAAATAATAATATATATATATATATATATATTTAATATTATGTATGAATTTATTAAAAATCCTATTAATAATAAAAAAGTAAAAATTAATAGTAAATCTGGTAAATCTATATTAAAAAAATATCTCTTAAAGATATATGGAGGAGCTGGTTCAGATATAATACCAGATATAGAAAATAATTGGTCTATCATTGATGATAATTATAGAGTGTTACAATTAAATGAACAAGATATTATTATACATGATAGTGATATATCGGAAATGATAGTAGATAAACATCAATCTACAAATAAATTTAATCTTCATTATTTTACATTAAATACAGAAAGTAAAGAATTATGTATAATGTTAAAAAATTTTGAAAATGAAATGTATGAATTAGCAAAAGATTGTAATCTAAAAAAAGGTAAAATAAATAGAGAAATTATAGGAAATTATTTTTTAAGAGGACCGGAATTCATATTTAAAAAAGAAATTATACCTTCTAAAACAGGTTCTGGAGAGTGTGCGTGTAATAGTTTGATCTCTATTGATATGATGGATTCTAATTTTTTTATGGAAAAAAGCTATAGTTTATATAGTATATTTCATCCTAATCATTCATTGAATGATATAAAACAATGTAAACATATTTATGAATGGTATTTGTGTAAAAATTTTTTTACAAGTCAATTATTTATATGGAATTTAGCACGTTCATTTACATATGCCCTTAAATATTTATCTAATTATAAAGATAAAAGCAATATCAAATTACATATATATACAGATATAATTGGAAGTAATTTTACTAGATCTAAGGCTGTAAAGTGGCATAAGGATGGTGGAGATAATATTACAATTGCACTATATTTTACAAAAGATATTGATAATCCAATAATTGGACCTTATATAAGAACACCATCGAATAGCACTAGTTGGGATCTACCAGAACATCCACAAGATAAAACTCCATTAGATGGTGTTGGATGTGAAAAAATGATAATATTTGATAATCTTGAAGTTTTACATCGTAGTCAGAATCCCTATGAAATTGATAAACTTATTGAAAATAATCCTAATATATTATCAAATGGAGGTATGATTCGTTTTAGTGCTAGAGTTGTATAAAGTAAATCAATATAATTTAATCTTTATTAACGTAGTATTTTATTTTTTATATTTAAAAATTCTCTAGGTTCTCTTGGATCAATTATATTAAATAATTTTTTTTCATTATTTTTTTTTAATTCTTGTTTTGTAAATTCATTGATAATATCTTTGAATGGTTTACAATTCCAAGTTACTCTTCCTAAATTTACTAATCTAGGCATTTATAATATATTATAATATATTTATAATATTTATATCTTTATATTTATTTATTTATCATATTTACCCACCCCCACATTATAATAGAAATTCTGCCATCATTATTTTTTTTTTCAGGTGGTACTTTTAAAATTCCATGTCTCCACTCAATATTTATATCCTTAGTAAATATATAAATAGTACCATTTGATAATGGAATCGATATTTTTACTTTACTTTTTGCATGCTCAAATGCTGTTTCTCTCTCTGATCCAAAAGATACTGCAACAGTAAAATTTTGTACTTCTGCTTTATCGGGCTTAATAGCAGCAGCGTCATGATGAAATGGTTTCCATTCATCAGAATTGCGATACCAATTAAATCGTGTAGCTTTAATATCCATATTAAAATAATCTTGAATTTTATTTATTATCATGTTAAATGTTGGACATTTTTCTTTCCAACATTTTTTATCATCAGCAATCATATGACTATCTCCATGCCATAATTTCCATAAGTCATCTTCATTTATACCAGAATTATTCATTTCATTAAGAAGATTATTATAAACAGTTAAATCATCATCTTTACAAAATAAATTTTTTAAAATTATAACTTCATTAGAATAAATTTCTCTGGTATATTTATCGTCATCAACAACCTTTGAAATAATTTTCATATCCATAGGTTCATAACTAGGTTTAAATGTTTCTGTATTTTTTTTTCTTTTTCTACTAATGTCACTTAATATTTTAGCATTTGATGTTCTATTTTTATTATCAATATATGAGATAGTTGTTGATGTACCCCATCCTTTTTTATTATCTATACCATGTTTATATTTACAATCGATTAATGTACATTTATTAAACCACCAATCTTTACAAATATTATCGTCATGTATAAAATCACAGTTAGAACCTTTTCTGCAATTATTTTCCATGTAAAATTTACAAATCTTTGTCATATATCTTTAATATTGATAATGTATAATTTATTCTCTAAATATATTATTATTAAATTATGTATAAAATAATAAAAGATCCAAAAACAAATCAGCTTGTTGACATTTATTCCAATAATGGTAAAAAAGTAATAAAAAATTATTTGAATTTCTTAAATGGAGGAGTTATAAGTAAATGGAATGATGATCTATTATGGGGAATAGGAATTGAAAAGGAATTTCCTATATTTATTGGTCCATATAAATATTCATTTTTAAAAGAAACAACAAAAACTATAAAACAAATTTTTGACGAATCTTTTAATAATCTATATATATACGATAATCCTATTACAGAAGAATTGACTAAAATATCAAACACTTTAGAAATAAAAAATATCGATTACCAAATAAATCATACTAATATATATTCTAATATTATTGAAAGTGAAATAAAACAAAATTTGAATGAATTTTACCTAAACTATACAGAAATTTTTAATCCTTATACTTTAAATCTCTATAATGATGAATTTATAAATTGGATTACCAATAAAATAAAAATAAAATTTGGTAATATTACTATTGACTATTTTAAAAATTTTATAATTGAATTTTATAATTTTATCATTAAAGTCAATTATATAGAAGATTTATTATGTAAATTAATTTATTATAAATTAATTGATATTATATTTAATTATACTAATACAATATTTACTATTCATTTTGAATTTCAATATTTTGATTCAAATTGGAAAGAAACTGATAACATATATAGTTGGTTTTTAAAATGGTATATGATAATATCTACACGTAATGATAATGCTTATAATGATCGTACTAAATATAATATAAAAAGAGATATTATAGAGGGTACTCCTACAAATTATGAGAAACAAATTACAGGATTTATTAATTGGCATAAAACTAGTTTCATATGGAAAGAAAACGATGATAATTTAAAGTTTGAAAAAAAACAAGGTATTTATGATAATAAGTATAAAATTGAATCAGATTCTGGTGGAACAGAAATACGTACAGAAATATTTCAAAATATATCTGTTGATAGATGTATAGAAGATTTAACTAAAGAACAAGATAAACTTAAATCTAAAATTATATCTTTAATATCAAATAATGAAAGAATTAAAAATAATAATATAGATTGTATATTAGAAACAAATATGGCTTCATACTATAAGCCATATTTAAATAATATTGAATTAATAAATGAGATTAAATTTTTATTTAATTTTCAACAGAATTATACTGGCGAAAATGAAATTAATTTAACGTTACCTTATTTAGATTTCCTAAAATTAGAGAAAACAAATTTAAAATTATACTATATATCAGAACATTCTACATATGAATTACCAATGTTATCTCCGTCTGAAATTTATAAAAAACTTTCTGAACTTGGATATATTGAAATTAAAGATTTAATCAGACCTGAGACAGAAGATAATCAACTAGTTATAAAATTAAAATTACAATTACTTGATATGTTTATTGAGTATCAAAAAATATTTGAGCAACGTCATATTAATCTAATGAAAATATTACAATTACTTTCTCCATTATTTTTATCATCATTTACTGGAATACAATATTTATCATTTGGTGACAATTTTAGTATACCAGAAACATCAAAACGATTTGATATTTTAGGATATAGAATTCTTACTGAACAAAATATAGATAACATATATACTGATTGTGAAAAAGATTCATACTACTATTATGATGTTAAATCCAATAAAATAATAAATGAAATTTTAGAAAAAAAAAATCTAGATCCTGATGAAAATGCATTTGAATTTAGTGTAAATAGAAAAAATAACGAAAAACATACTCCTCTAGATAATAAATTTTTTGGTTTTGAATGGAAAGTATTAGATCAATACCCTACACAATATCTTTCTACAATTATATTATTCATTATACTAATTTCTCAATGGATTGAAAATTTAGAAGAATTTAATTTAGTTCCAGGTAAAGTTCCCGAAATGGTAGAATCAAATTCTAGTAATTTTAAACAATGGATCGAAGAAATTATTTTTCAAGGATGGAATTCATATGTAGATGAAGGTTATATAAATTTAGTAAAAACAATTCTAAAAATTGATACTGAAACTTTTATTTCTGATACTTGTTATGACTTTCTGAATTCTTTATATAAATTCTTATTAAACCATTTTAAATCTCATAAAAATAATAATACTATTATTCAATGTTTTTATCCTAAATTTTTTGAAGATATACATAGAGAAAATTTACCAAATATTAATATGGAAAATTATAACATGATGATGGATGATTTTATTATAAATTTTCCCAGATCTTTTGCTAAAATTAAAGATACACTTAATTCTAGTCATGAAGATTATGTTGATTATGAAAATTACTTCAATAGATAATAATAATTTATAATATTACAAATCATATTATAAATTATTATATATTTCATACTTTGTATTATTTATTATAATTATTGTTTTTAGTATTTCATATCGGCATGTAAATTGGTTGTCTATTGATGTTTATATTATTATTGTTATTATTATTATTGTTATTATTATTATTGTTATAGTTTATTTCATTATTACTATTATTATCATCATTTTCTTCATCTTCATTCTCATCATTTTCATTTTCTTCATCTTCATTCTCATCATTCTCTTCATCTTCATTCTCTTCATCTTCATTCTCTTCATCTTCATTCTCTTCATCTTCATTCTCTTCATCTTCATTCTCTTCATCTTCATTCTCTTCATCTTCATTCTCTTCATCTTCATTCTCTTCATTATCGTTATTGTTATCGTCATTATAGTTGTTATTTGTGTTGTTATGATTATTATCGTTATTACTATTTGTTAGATAGTTGATATATCTATTGTAGTTTATATTAGTATCATTGAGATGATTATTTTCAAGATAATTAACATAGCTATTGTAATTATAGTCTCTATTGTTATTTACATTATCTAAAGAAAAACCAGTTTCGATTATTCCTAAGTTTGTTAATCGATCATCATCATATTCATTTCTATTATAAGGATCTATGTATCCAGTTCCTCTTGTATTTCTAATTCTTGTAATATTTTGTCTTGATATACAACGTGGACCTGTACAAAAACCTTCTCCTATTGGAATTGGTTCTGAGGTAATTTCATCTATTTTGCCATCGCATTGATCTTCTCTTTTTAATACATAATCGGGATTATCTCTACATGGATTATCTAGATCTTCACGTATACCTAAATCACTACCTCCTTGTATAAAAGATAAATATCTATATAAAATTTGTTTACCTAATTTACTATTAATTAATACTTTTCTATTTGTATTTGGATTTACTATACTATTATACATATTATATATATATATATATTTATTTTTTAAATACATTGTACATTTGTCATAGAATTTCTTAACATAGAATATCCTCGTTCCATATCGAAATCACCCGATTCATTGTCATTGTTATTTTCATTAACATCTGATATTAGTAATTCATTTACAATTTCATTATTGTTATTATTTATATCATTATTTGAAGTATTAATTACAGTATCTATATTATAAGTAGGTTTTCTATGTACATATAATCCATTTCTGTCAGTAGTATTATCAACAGAATCAGTATTAGTAGATTTTTCTTTATATAATTTATTTTTACATTTAGATTTAGTTAATATATTATTATATCTTTCTTCTAATTTTATTTTATCAGTAAATGAAATGTTAGTATTAAATGTTGATTTTACATTGCAAAAATTTTCTAAAAGTTCACTATCAAGATCAAATACAATTTTAGAAAATTCTTCTAAAGATAATGTAGTTTTTTCAATAGATTGAAACATTAATGGTTTTTTAGATTCAATCATTCTATTGTATTTTCGTAATGATTTAATTAATTGAGACTGCTCAACCATCAAAGCCGATAAATTAGAAGAGACTAGGCCTAAATTCCAATGATTGATTAAAGATGAAATACAACTGTTAATAAAAGCTATTGAAGGTGATAAAAACATATACCAGTTATGATGTGATATTTCAATAATTGCTCCTATAGCTGTAATAAATGCAATTGTAATATTTAAAAAAGTACATATCGCAATTAACCATTGATGCAAATCATAATAATTTGTAAATTTTATATTAGTTAAATCTCTTTCATATTTAATTTCTTTTAGATCAATCTTAAAATTATTATAATTTTTACACATATGTTGAGCCAGATACAAAGAATTTTTTTGCAAATCTTCTATTTGCCTATATTCTGGTGTATTAAATTTTAAAACAGTTTCTATTCTTTTTATATTATCAGTATTTTTTAATAAATCATCAATATATTTTAAATTCTCAGTTTTAATATTAGGTTTTTCAATATCATCGTGATGATCTTCATACCATATATTACCTCCTGTAGCTTTAAAAACAATTTTCTGTAAATTTGTATCACTAGGTAATTTATTAATTTGAGTTTCAATTATTTTATATTTAGCGGATTTAAATGATACTAAATCGATATATCCTGCATTTTCTAATTCTGATTTTTTAACTTTAAGAGTTTCTTTAAAGCTATTTTGAATATTCATAATTTTAGATTATTTTAATAATTTTATCTTTAATATATTTTGTTCATGTATAAGTAAATAAATAATGCAAAGCATGAATATATTTAATGATAATAGTTGAATTTATAATAATATTTATACAGAAGGCAGAGAATTAGTTACAGATATTTTGTCTTCTTCATTCCAATTTACATTATCATCATAATATTCTAAATAAGTAGGTAATAAAATTTTAACACAAAATCCTGTTAATAATCCAGATATAATAGATATAGAAAATGTAGTTGTTAATGCTGCTAATTGAAATAAGCCTTGAGCACCGGCTGTTCTATCACCACTTCTACCAGGAAATATTTCAGATATATTATCACCATAAAGATTGTCAGAAACAAATGATGCACTAATAAATCCACCTATACCACCTATTAATCCAGGTATTCCATGTAAATTATGAATACCACATGTATCATGAATTCCATATTTTTCTAATTTAGGTTGTAAGTAAATATATCCGAGTACACTTATTAATCCAGCTATAAATCCGATAATTAATGATCCATGTGGAGCAATAACAAGATCAGCCGATGATCCTACTGCGACTCCTCCGGCTAATGTAGCATTTTGTATATCAACCATATTAAATTTATGACTAGGTCTTAATAATCGTGATATTAAAAATGCTGTTAAACAACTGTTACATAATGATAAAACAGTATTTATAACAACTCTATGTTGAGCATTACCTACAGCTAAAGCACCATTAAAACTTGGCCAATAAATCCATAAAAATATAGTTCCAATCATAGCAAAAACATCAGAAATATAGTTAGATTCATTATTTGCTTTATTTTTTTCTAATTGGTATTTATTAGTTACCATATATGATACTCCTAAACCAAAATAAGCACCAAACATATGAACATACATTGACCCTCCCATATCAACAGCTTTATATATTTGAACACCAATTGATTCATTAATTGAATAGAAAATTAATTCTAATAATGCTACTAAAACTAACTGTATTAAATTTAATTTACCTAACAGTGCTCCAAATGTTATTAATACTGCCCCTGCTGCAAAATCACCGGTAATTAATGATTCAATATTAAGATAAATTTTATGCCAATTATTGGCAAATAAATTATGAAAAAAACCATTAATAAGTATAGAATATTGTATACATAATGCTGCTAGATAAAAATTAAATCCTAAACTACTATGTGCATATTTTTTTAGAAAAGTCATTAAAAATCCAAAACCAATAAAAATCATTACGTGAACATCTTGAAAAAATGGATAATAATTATTTATAGTATTTGAATTAGTTTTGTTAGTTATACCAGATGCTTGGTCTGAATAATCTGTACAAAAACTATATAATATTATTGATATTATCTGTAGACTAAATAGTGTACCGGTTTCTATAAGAATATTTTTTGAATTGATAAAAGATAAATTATTCATGTTTTTGATAATAACTTATAGACAATTATCTATAGATATTTTTTGTATAATATAGTATTTAAAGGGAAAATCTATATCATAAATTAATTAAAAATACTATGAATAAAAATTATTTGGATCTTTTAAATACTAATTTAATTGAAAATATAGGAAAAAATTTAAAGAAAATACAAACTTATTTTCTTTTTGAAGCTACTAATAATAATGAACTAAAAAATATATATTTTTATGATATTAAAGGATCTAATAACTGTGTGTATATGGTATTGATTTAGAAATAAAAAAAAATATATATTTTAATAATTTTTTTGAAACTGGCTTTAATAAAATTTGTTCTAAAAATTGTATGGACAAAGTATGTGATTATGGATGTTAAAATTAAAATAGTATTTAAAGAAAAAATTTATTACTATTTAACAATAAAGAATGAATATAATATAAATTTGATAAATATTTTTTTTAAAGATTACATACATTTAAGATGAAAATGAATAAAAATAAAATAGTAATAGAAGAGGATCCAATAAATTCTTTAGTGGAGATCGAAGATACTACGAATTATGAAATAAAATCAAATGATTCTGGAAAGGGAAAAAAGAAATTAATTATTCCAAAGAAGAATAAAAAAGTAATCAAGACTATTGTTACACCTCGAGGTTATGCTATTGTAAAACAGCATTTTGGTTTTAGAGATATCAATCGAACCAAAAAAGAATTAACTGTTTCTCCATATGTTAATGAAAATTATGCCGCTAAAGCTGCACCATTCCCTGTTTATTTAGAAAGTGACAAAAAATTATTTTTACCTAAACATTATGGATTTGAAACATTCGGTGATCCTGACAAAATTAAAGATACCGCTAAAGGTCTTGATATTGACCTCGAATTTGCTGGTGAATTGCGTTCAGCTCAATTAGAACCAATCGCAGCTTTCATGAAATCTTGTGAACCAGGAAGTTTATCGTCTAAAAGTAAAGGTGGAATTATTACTGTTGGCTGTGGTGGTGGTAAATGCTTAAAAAAAGATACTAAAATTATGATGTTTAGTGGTGAAATAAGAATGGTTCAAGATATTAAGGTTGGAGACCAAATAATGGGAGATGATTCTACACCAAGAAATGTTTTATCATTAGCAAGAGGTAGAGAAATGATGTATGAAGTAATTCCAACTAAAGGTGAATCTTATACAGTTAATGAATCTCATATATTATCACTTAAATGTTCATGTCAAAAAAGTCGGTATCCTAAAGGTAGTTTAGTAGATATGTCTGTAAAAGAATATCTTGCTTTACCTCCATCATATCATGGTAAGGCTGGTCCATTATTAGGTTATAGAGTACCAGTAATATTCCCAGAAAAAGAAGTTGATATAGAACCATATGCTTTGGGTTATTGGTTAGGAGATGGTACTTCAAGAGAACCTGCTATAACTACTATTGAAGAACCTGTGATAAATTATTTTAAAGAATATTGTGATAGATTAAATCAAACCTTGGTTCAAGGACACGATACAATACATTCAAAAGGTTCTATGCAGTATAGATTATCTGGAAAAAAAAAAGAAAATAATAGTCGTACTGAAAATGTATTTTTAAATATGTTAAAGTCAAATAATCTTATAGATAATAAACATATTCCACATAAATATAAATGTAATTCAAGAAAAATTCAGTTAGAAGTATTGGCTGGAATTATAGATTCAGATGGATATCTTCATAAGGAGTGTTATGATATTACTCAAAAAAGAGAAGATTTATTAGATGATATTATTTATATTGCAAGGTCATTAGGTTTTGCTGCATATAAAACTGAATGTAAAAAATCGTGTATATATAAAGGTGGAAAAAGAGAAGGTACTTATTACAGAACAACTATACACGGTCCTGGTATAGAAGAAATTCCAGTTAAATGTCCGAGAAAACAGGCTTATGGTAGAAAACAAATCAAAGATGTACTAGCCACAAGAATTAGATTAGAAAAAAAGGAAGTTGATGACTATTATGGTTTTGAAATCGATGGTAATCATAGATTCTTATTGGGAGATACTACAGTTACTCATAATACTGTTATGGGTTTATATCTAATAGGAGCTCTAAAGAAAAAAACATTAATTATAGTCCATAAAGAATTTTTGATTAATCAATGGAAGGAGCGAATAGAACAATTTTTACCAGACGCAAGAGTAGGAGTAATTCAATCATCAAAAGTAGAAATAAGAAACAAAGATATAGTTATAGGAATGTTGCAAAGTATCTCGATGCGTGAATATCCCTGGGAAACTTTTGATGATTTTGGATTTACTATTGTTGATGAATGCTTTCCATACAAAACAGGTATCATTACAGATCATGGCATTAAATATATAGGAGATTTATATAATAAATGGGAAAATAATGAACATCTACCAAAAATATTAAGCTATAATCAAGAATTAAAAATATTTGAATATAAAAATCTTACTTATTCTTGGAGAAAATTAAGAGAAGATTTAATTAAAATTACTATGTCCAATAAAACTATTACCTGTACTCCCGAACATAAAATTCTTACTATAAATGGTTACAAAGAAGCCAAAAAACTTCATATTGGTGATATAATTTTATCTAAATATGATGTTAATAACAAAAATAGTACTATTGCTAAATCATTAAATTATGACCAATTACAAATAATTTATGGAACATATTTAGGCTGTGGTAAAATAAAATATACAAAAAAATATAGAACAAAAATGGAAATAATACATCCAGAAAAACAAAAAGATTATTGCTATTGGAAAGGTGAAATATTAGGAGTAAAAAAATTTAATTATATCAAAGGTAACGAATATCAAGAAAATTCTCATAGATTTACTACAGATATATTTGATTTTAAAGAAGAATTTCTAAACAAAAATATATCTGTTCCTCAATGGTTAGTGGATAAATTAGAGTTAATGGGAATAGCAATTTGGTATATGGATAAAGGTAAATTAATTGATTCAAAAGTATCTTTACATGGTAGATTTGATCATGAAAGTTTTCTAAGATTAATAAAAGTTTTTAATAGTTACGGCCTATATCCTACACTAAAAGGTCTTAGTAAAACAAATCTTTATATTAAGTTTAATATTGAAGATAGTAATGAATTATTATTATTATTAAATAAATATTTACATCATAGTTTTAGAAATTGTGATGTATCTGAAAGTATTGTATGGAATAATAAATTTCTTGAATATGGAACTTTAGTAATAAATAAATTAGAATATATTAAAAATAAAGGACATCGAGGTAGTACAGTGCCATTTGTATATGATATTGAAATAGAAGACAATCATAATTTTGTAATAGGAGAAAAACCAAAAAAAAATCAAATACAATATTTTGATGGTCCAGTAGTATCAAACTGTCATCATATAGGAGCAGAAGTTTTTTCAAGAGCACTTCCTAAAATAAATAGTCAATATAGTTTAGGATTATCAGCAACACCTAAAAGAAAAGATGGATTATCTAAAGTTTTTCATTGGTTCTTAGGACCAACACTTTTTGATAATAAAAAAAGAGAAGGTTTACTACCGATACATGTTAACATCGCTATGTATAACTCTTCTGATCAAAAATATAGTAAAATGGAAGTTACTGGTTTTGGGAAAATTTGTATGGCCAGAATGGTAAATAATATATGTGATTATGAAAGAAGAACAGAATTAGTATTGGAAATTCTAAAAAAATTATATAATAATGGCAAAAAAGTATTAATTTTAAGTGATAGACGAGCGCACTTAAAAGAAATATTTGAAAAAGTTGAATCTAGAAATATAGCAACGATTGGTTATTATGTAGGAGGAATGAAAGAAAAAGAACTCAAGAAAAGTGAAGGAAAAGAAATATTGTTGGGTACATATACAATGAGTAGTGAAGGAATGGATATTCCGGATTTAGACGCAGTTATCTTTGCTTCCCCAAGATCAGATATAATTCAATCGATAGGTAGAATATTAAGAAAGAAACATGAATCAAATCCTATTTGTTGGGATATAGTTGATAATTTTTCTGTATTTCCTAATCAATACACTAAACGACGAGCTTATTATCGTAAAATGGACTATCCTATTAATATTTATGATTTTAATGATGATCAAAATGAACCTATAATATATCTCACAGATCAACTAAATAATACACCGAAACAAGATATTAAAGGAGAAAAAAAGAAAAAAAAAAGTGAAAGTCAAGAAAATATAATCGTAAATGATTATGGATTTATAGAAGAAGAAGAATAACTAAATTCTAATATTAAATTTTATTGGTTAACAACTTCATTAATTTCATTAACATTCTCTTCTATAACTGTATCTAGATTATTAACTTTTTCATCTTCATCTGATTTGTTTTCAGAAGATGGAATGATATAACCTAATAGAATATCATCTTTATCTTCAGATTTAATAACAAGATAAATTTTATCATTTAATTGAGATAAACTACATGTAGATAAAGGATATTTTTCGGAATCCTTAACTAAGTAAGAGTTTTCAGAAATCCATTTAGATTTTTCAGAATCATCGTCAAAATTAATGTCAGGTTCACCTAATATAAATTCTACATTAGTCTCAAATATAAGTTCATTTGTCCAATTTACATATGCATTTAATGGTGTTACATTTCTTATACTTACATGTGATAAGCATAATTTTTTATCAACAATTACTATTTTTATTGTTTGAGCTATTAAATTCATTTTTAAGAATTCGATAACTTGATTATTCAATTTTAAAATTTCTTTCTTTTCATCTTTAGTAATTAATAAACAAATATCATTTTCACAAGCTAATTCCATATTTTTATAGTGAAAATCATTACCTTCTACTGTAACATATGTATCTTCAAATGATACTAATTTATCAGATAATTGTACTCCTGGGCGACCATCATCATATTCTTTTGGTGTTATTAACATAGCTTCTTGATCAGTACTATTTTGATCCTCACTCAATTTTATAACTAATAATCCTCTTGTACATTTATTTTCTTCTTTTAATACATTTTCAAAAGCTATGATAGAATTATCTTCAGTTTTTCCTCCTAAACCTAACATATAACTACATGCTGGAAACATATAATTATTCATTTCAGTATTTTCATTTTCATTTGTCATTTATATTATATACCAATTTTTTTATTTTTAAGTATTTTATAAATAACTTATTCTGTTAAATTAATATATCCCATACAAGGTGTAATTACATCAGATATTATTTCATTATTATATTTAAGAAATTTACCATATACTCCTAATATATTATTTTTACAAATTATAAGACAATCTTTAAAATAGTATTTAGAATTATATGTTTCAAAATAAGATTTTTTTTCAATTTCATTGTAATTATCAGAGTCATAATAGATGAAATTTACTGGATTAATATTTTTATCATTTTCTTTCGTTAATCCTCCTGTTATTCTCAGAATTAATTCTTTTGAGAATAACATTTTACATTTTGATGGAATAGTATTAGTCTCCCCGTATTTTATTATACATGCTTTTTTATCTAATATAGATAAACCAAAAGACTCATTAATTATGATATCTAATTCTAAAAATATAGTTACATTATTAGGTAAATGCCATATTTTTAATTTAGTAGTTTCTACTATCAAATATGAATTATCATTTTCATAACCAATCGCTAATTCGTCAAAACAATATTCTTCACCTCTATGTGTAATAACATTTTTAGTACATTTTATATTATTTCCACTAATTAAAGATAAGTCATTATTTTTATCTGGCATAATTGTAATTACTTCTAAATTATTATTTTTTCCTAATGTCAAATAATAAATATCTTTATTATCATTGTTATCAAAAATTGATTTACTTGAAATGAAATAGGTTATTCTCGGAGCAAGCATTAATATATTATTTATTTAATTTAACTTTATATAAAATTCATAATATGTATTTTGTACTAAACAAAATTTTTTTTGTAATAAATGTAACAATTGTAAACAGGAATCCACCCCAAATTATATCAATTGATCCTATAAAAATTGAATATTTTTCAAAAAATATCATATTAGTAAAATCGAAAGCTCCATATATTATAAATCCTAATAAACCTCCATATAATATACTGTCTTTTAATAATGTATTCTTATTATTGACTTTTGGTAATACATAAATTATTATTGCTGTTATGATTAAAATATATACAGGTATAGCATATTCTAATACAGGATTAAAAGGTCTTAATTGAATTTGATTTATCATTTTAGTCCAAGAATGTATAAAAATATATTTTAACCAAAAATAATCAAAAATTAGTGTTAAACAAGACACTAATACTATAGTTTTTATAAATTCTAAATTCATAGTTATATATTATATATATTATAAATTGAAAAAAATGATTATAAATACTTTAAGTATTATAGTTTAAACTATACAACTATTTTAACTTATACATAAGATTATATATAATATATATACAAATAATGAATCATATAAATTTTCATAATGATACAGTGCATTTAAATGAAATATGGTACCAATCACATAAAACATTAATCGAAAAAATAGCTATAGAACTAGAAGCTATTGATAAGATTGATGAATTAACAAGAAAATTTTTAGGTGATAAACAGAAACTTAAGAAAATGACTGATCCCTTAAAACCTAAAAGATGTAAATCTGCATACTTATTTTTCTGTGAACGTAATAGAAATAAAATAAAGAATGAAAATCCTAATATTAAAATTGGAGAATTAATGAAAAAAATGGGAGAAAGTTGGAGAAATATTTCTGAAAATGACAAAAAAGAATTTATAGATTTACATCTAATAGATAAAGATCGATATGATGATGATATGGAGGAATATAAAAAAAATAACTGAATATATATTAGGACAGATAGAACAATATTAACAAAACGTAAATTTAAATGTTTAATTATTTTTTTTGGAATACTTATAATATTTTTTTAAGAAATTATATAATAAATATAAAATAATTATTTAATGGATAAAAGAAATAAAATTAAATTATTATTAAAAAAAAGAGAAAATATTATATGGATTATAATAAAAAAAGACAAAAATAAATTTGAAAAATTATATAATCTATTATCAGAAATAATAAATTTATTCGATAAGTCAGATATAAAATATTGGGCTATAAAAGGTACACTATTAGGTGTTATTAGAAATAATTCTATTATTCCTTGGGATGATAATATTAACTTAGGTATATTAGAAACTGATATTCATAAATTAATTTATAAAGATTTTGGTAAATCTATTAATAAATTAAATATTATTGGTATAAAAAAACAAAATGAGATAATATTTTATAAACGAGAATACCCAAAATATTTATTAAAAATAAATTGGATAAATACCGATAAATATATATTTTTTTTAGAAAAAAAGTTATTTGGTCCTTTAACAATTAATATTCCTTCTAATTTTAAAGATAATCTAAATAATGAATATAATAATATTGATATTTGTATTATAACAAAATCAAATACTAGTAATTTACTAACAAAATATATAAATATATTAAAATATTATAATGGAAATTATGTTAAAGAGAAAAAATTCATAAAATACAATACTATTAATATTTATAATAATAGTATTAATGATATAATAATTAATAATGTAAATACTAATTTAGTAAATGAAAATTTGAGTAATAGTATAAATACAAATGACAATACAAGTATGAATGATAATATAAGTATTGATGACAATATAAGTATTGATGACAATATAAGTATTGATGACAATATAAGTATTGATGACAATATAAGTATTGATGACAATATAAGTATTGATGACAATATAAGTATTGATAAAAATTCAAATATAAATTATAATATACATACTAATTCTGAAAATTATATAATAAATAATTTTGATTATGAAAAAATAATAAATAAAGAAATTTTAAATTATACATTTAAAATAGTATTAATGAAATGTAATGATTTAAATAGTAAAAATATAGTTAGTTTAAAGTTACTATGTAGTAAAATATGTATTTTCGGTTAATTATTTATATAGGTCTTACAATTTTTCCATCATTAATAATTTCTAATATCTCAACACGATCATTATCATCATTTTTTTTCCCAAATGCGCTTGACATCCCGACATCAGCCATCCATAACTTATTATTACATACACTATTAATATTATTTTGAACAGTATGTCCTATAACCATTCCTCCTTTTTCATTTATATTTAATATTTCTAAAGTTTTATTTAATTTATAACATCTATCTGAATTATTTATATAATATCTATTCCATAATATACCATCATTTCCAAATATAATATTTTCTAATTGATTATCTACATTATTAATACTAATATTTCCTAATAAAATATCCCTAATACTAGAATTAATTTGTTCAATTGTATATTTTTCAATATGTTGTGGTAATATTCCAGCATGAACAAATATCCAATTACCTATCATCATTATACCGTTAGTATTACATGCTAATTTTCTAGCGATTGCTCCTCCAGGTTTAAATAATTTTTTTCTCATATCAGTACCTTTAAAACCATTTAAATGTGTTGATGTTACATATCTAAAATCTGCCATTACATTCATAATTTCATGATTTCCTATTAAATTATATACTGCACCATTTTTTTTTTTTGCTTCAAAATGTAAATTGTGCATAAATTCAATTACTTTCAATTCTTCGATCTCATCATTAGTAGGATCTAATGATCCTCTCCCTCCTTTATCTATTTGATCACCTAATTGAATTACAATTGTTTCATTACCGATCCAATTTCCTAATTTATCAATTACTTTAGCCTTATATAAAGCATGTAATAATGCATATAGATCACCATGAATATCTCCAATAACTATAATTCTTTTATTATTATTTTCTATTATTGATGGTGGATGATAATCACATTTCATACTTTGCTTTATTTTTTCATTTTGATCAATGTAGTAATTAATCCCTTTAAATATTGATTTTTTCAAATGGAATTTCATAGTTAGTATAGAATTAGATTTTTTTTTGATATTATAGTGTTTACTAATTATTATATTATTACCATTTTCAAAAATTTTAGATATACTTTTAGTTTTGTAATTTTTATCAAAAAATACAAAACTAAAATAAGTATAGATTATTAAAATTAAAATTAAAATTTTATTATAGTTTCGCATTATTAGATGTTTTATTTAATTTAATATGTAATAAATTAATCAAATTTATAATTTTAACTTATTAATTATATACTAAAACATTTACATTTAAAAAACCGGGTTAATAAAATTAATATTTGTAAAATGTAAATTACATCCTTGCCAACCTGCTCTTTTAGCGCTATTGCTTAGTGGTTTTCTCGGAATAATATTATTATAAGTAATATTGTCGGATTTTATATGAATTATACCTAATATATCATTATTAATCTTTTTATATAAAATTATTATATAATCTATTTGATTTTCAATATTTTTTAATGTAGTATTATATTCTGCTCCAATTGTTTTAAATTCATCATTTTTTTTTATATTATTATAAGACTTTTCGCTAATATTTTTACACTTTATTTGATATTTTTTTCCACAATTTTTACATATTTGATCCTTGGATTTTTCATTTACATTACATTCTAACCAATTCATTTCATTACATTTTATACATTTGATTTTTTCACAAGAATATATTTCAGCAGCTCTACCTATAATTCTTGAATTATTTTTCCATAAAGGGTTTTGTTCTTTTACTTTATTGATATAAAACTCCAAAGACATAAATTATTGTTTTGATGAATAATTATAGTTTAAATAATGAATCAATTTTTTATAATAAATTTGATAATAATAAGTATCATTATTTTCAGATATAAAAATAATATGGAAGTTCAGTTATTACAGCCTTCAAGATCAGAAATACAAAAACATATTGGGCTTGAAGATAATCATAAATTACTAATATTAAAAACAATTAATGGAAAGTCTATATTTATAAAATATTTTGCGAATCATACTAGATTAATTGATATATATAAGTGCTTAGAAAATGATATTAAATATAATTATTTTAATGGAAATGATTACATTTGTAATGTAGATTTTACAAAACATTTCTCCTTTAAATTTAACAATAAAGTAATAAGTATTGATAATATAGAAAAAGATTTATCAGAATTAGGAATATTAAGAAATTGTGAAGAAATTTTTCTATTGATAAAAAATTCATATGATAATATTGATATTAATGATTGTCTAAAAAGAAAAGAAATAGTAGGAAGAAGTAATATCCAAATAGTAACATTAACAGGAAAACAATTTATATTAGAGGTTCCGAATGATGTGAAAATAAAAGAAATTAAATTATTGATACAAGACAAAAATAACAATCCTCCAGATCAACAAAGATTAATTAATAGTGGAAAACAATTACCAGATGATATTTTACTCATAGATCATCTAAAAAATATGAATCCAGATACTATTATAGAGAATCTAGATTATACAATAATTCATTTAGTTTTAAGACTTAGAGGAGGAATGTTTCATGAAATTTCAGGTAGAAATGGTAATTATGAATCATTAGATAAAATAATTAACAATATTTATTATGTTGATAAATTCAAATATAGTATTTGATTTAAAATAATTTGATTTTGTATAATTTATATTATTTTTAAGTGTAAATGACTGATATTGAATACGAATTTCCTCCATCAAAAGATAAACTATTAAAAATGCTTAAAAGAGAAGAAGAAATAAGATTATCAGATGAATATATAAATTTATGTTCATTAGTTAGTAATGAGATAGATGGTTGGTTAAAAGTTACAGAGAATATACAAAAAAAGGTATGCTATGAATTTGGATATACCAATACATTAGATAATTTATTAGCAATTAATCATTTACGTAGTGCTCAATATATATATCCAGAAGATCCTAAGATTAATATGACTTCACTTTATATAAGAAATAATAAATCTCAGGATTTAAATCTTACAATGAAGATAGGAGACAAAATACCAAATATAAATATCATTGATTTATATAATAATGAAACTTCATTATATAAATTAATTAATAATAATAAATATAATTTAATAATAGCTAGTTCTGCTACCTGACAACCTTTTAGAGCTATTATAGGAATATTGAACAATGATATATTTATCAGATTTAAAGAAATACTAAATATTATAATTATATATATAGATGAAGCTCATGCTATAGACGAATGGCCAATCGGTAATAGTGCAGGAGTTATAAATTTTAAACATAAATCTTTAAAAGATCGTATAGGATATGCTTTAAAATTTAAAAAAAAAAATAAAGTAAATATACCTATTTATATAGATAATTTTGAAAATGATTTTAAGAATATATATAAATCCTGGCCTTTTAGAGCTATAATAATTAAAGATAAAAAATTAGTTTATAATTCAACACCTGTAGAATCTGAATATAATATAATAGAAATTTATGATTTTTTAGATAAATGTGATTAATATTTAGACATACTTCGCTAAATTAATATGATTGGCAGCTGAATGATTAATATAGTATAAACTATGCAAAGCATGAATACTGTATTATGAAATATTTGCCAATTATAAAAAAATATTTTTTTTTTTTTTTTTTTAATAGATACTTAAAAATAGAATGAATATTTATAAATATATATTAAATGAACATATATACAGACGTAGTGTGTGATTTATTTCATAGTGGTCATGTATCATTTTTTAAAACTATAAATAATATATATCCTAATTGTAATTTAATTGTAGGTTTAATGTCTGATGACGAATGTAAAAATTATAAAAGAAAACCAATTTATAATATTGAAGAGAGATATATGATATTATCGTCTATAAAATATGTTAAAAAAGTAATTAAAAATGCACCAATGCCTATAACTGAAAATTTTATTAAAGAACAAAATATAGATCTAATTATACATGGTGATGATATTTCAAAAGAAAGTGAAAATTATTGGTATAAAATACCTATTTTAATGAATATTTATAAAACAGTACCATATACAGAGTCTATCTCTAGTTCTAAAATAATTGAAAAAATTAAATTAAATTATTAAAAGATTAACATAAGAGTAAAGATTTTATTTTATTCTCATCTGATTTGTGAAATAGCCAACCTTTAAGGGCATTATTCCAATAACCATTATTATAATACTTTATACCAAAATCTTTATGGTATAATGGAGGTTTAAGAAGCAAACCATTTTTATATTCTGTTAATATCATATCTTTAAAATATCCTTCAGACATTTCATTATATTCTTCACTAAGATCAGATAAAGATTCAATATTCTCATTATCAAATTCATAATTATTAGAAAAATTAATACAAGATTCTATTTCAGATTTTTTTTCTTTTTTAAAGAACCATGCATTATGTTTTGGTTGCCACCATCCTCCCATCCAATAATTATCAAGAGGAATTTGTTTTTTTGACGAATGTTTTAAATGAAAACCTTTTTTAAATTCTGATATTGTATATTTACTTTTAGATATAGTCTCATCCGAATTTAGTTTAACATTTTTGAGGGAATTAATTATATGCTTTTTCGATTCTATCTTAAAGAACCAAGCATTATGTTTCGGTTGCCACCATCCTCCTAAGAAATAATTATCAAGAGGAGTTTGTTTATCAGATATATTTTTCAAATGTAAACCTTTTTTATACGTACTAAGAATATATTTTTCATCTATAATATTAGAAAATTGTACTTTTTTATCATATGAATACTTAGAATTTTTATTTTCATATTTATATTCAGCCCCATTGATAATTAATCTATCAAATTCAGAATCTTTAAAAAACCAAGCAGATTTAGTATTCATCCACCATCCTCCTTCAAAATATTTTATTCCATAATTACTATTATTTTTTTTTGGAATTAATAGATAACCTTTACCATATTTTTCGAGAGTCATATTATTAAAAGATTGTTTTGGATAATTAGAATTATTTTTTTTAGAATACCATTGAGCACCATTACAAATAAGATTATCTATACAATTTTTTGATCCAAACCAGCAATTATAACTTTTATTCCAGTATATATATCTATTATTTGATAATTTAAAAGAATCATATGGTAACTGACTTTTAGAATATTCTATTAATTTAATACCATTTTTATATAATTTAATATATAAATTATTATATAAAATTTTTTTTATTTTTAGTTGTGAAGTATTTTTTTTAATATTGGGCATAATTTGTATATATACTACTATTAATTTAATTTTAAATAATATAAAAATAAAATTTTTGTTTAAATAAATAATTCACAGTATTTAAACAATTTATAGATTATCATAATATATAAATAATTTTTCAAATAATTTTGAAATAAATTTCTAATTCTATGATATATAGAAAAAATGGCTGATACTTTACAAAATGTATTAATGGAATCCGAAACAATTTTAAATAGAGCATTAGATAATCCATACATAAATATAACTATAAAAATATTATTAGGTCTATATGCTGCCTTAGCAGCCCCTAAATTACCACAAAGTTTATCAAATTTAGTTGATAACACATTTGTAAGAATTGGTTTTGCATTTTTAATAGTGTATATGGCAACAAGAGATCCAAGTATCGCAATTTTGATTGCTATTGGTTTTATTATAACCTTACAAACAGCTAATAAAATGAGACTTTATAATACAGATTTAAGTGTTTCAAACGAAGGAGAAACTAGTTGGCTTCCTTCAGCAAAAGAAATTGTAGGAACTGATTCGGAAGAAAATATTGATGAACCTGTAAATGATACTTCCGCATTAAAACCTGTTACTGAATTAGTAAGTGATGTTGTAGACACCGCTGGAAATTTAGTAAATGATTTCGCAAATACTGGTCAAAATTTAGTTTCAGGTGTAGCTAATACGGGAAGTAATTTTGTTTCTAATGTAGCTGAAATTGGAGAAAATGTATTTAGTAATTCAGTCGATGAAAATAATACAGCCAAGGGAAGTATTCCAAGTGAGTCATTACAGGATGTTGTAGAAGGATTACAAGGCATAATTCCACATAATCTTAATAATATTGCAAGCATAAATGGTGAAGTTCCGACTGAAACAGTTGATGCCTTTACTAGACCCGATCAATTTAATGCTGCTCAATCTAATCAAGTTCCTGGATCTAATCAATATTCGTGTACTCGTTCTTGGAACAATCAACACTGTATACAAGGATTAGAAACCAACGCACCAAATGGTAGTGGTGACGCAGGCTATAGTAATTTCTAAATTATTTTTTTTATTTTATCTATAGGAATATATTTTTCGATATTTTCCTCCGTTTTATACCATTCATAAACATTATTACAAATTAAGTCTCTATCACTTTGATCTAAATTTAGATATTTTAAACATGTTTTCACAATATTTTCATATTTGGAAAATATGATATTACTTTTATAATTATTAATATTTTCTTCTTTTTCAATATCTTCATGTATTATAAATATTTTATTTGATAGTAAAAAATTAATTCTATAATGATTTATACAAAAACATTCTTCATAAAAATGAATTATTAATATTATTTTAGAATGTTTTATATGATGTAGTAATTCATCGTTATTAGGAAATGTAGTAAAAACTAGATTTAAATTATATTTTTTAAGATCTTCCGCAATAGCTAATCTTCTTTCATTTAAATAACCATAAAATAAAACATCTATTGGTTTATTTACTTCTGTATTATCAAATATATTTTCAAAAGTTTCAGAATAACTTATAGGTAGATGATATATCTTATAATTTTGATAATTACTAATCAATTTAGTATTTTTAATATTATAATCAAACCATAGTAAGACATTACTCTTATGAAAATAATTTATTAATTTAAAATTTCTGTTTACATTTAGTGACTCTGTATTTATTAAGATAAATCTATCATTTTCATTATTCTCACAGTAATTAAACCATGGACTAAATAATACTATTAAATCATTATTACTATTATGAAAATTTGATATTTTCATAATATCACTAGATAGATTTTTATTTATGAATACATTTTTTATAGCACACATTGCTAAATAAAAACAATTAAACCACACTTGATTACTATCATTTTCATCATATAAAAATACTATCATTTATATATATTACTTTTAGAGAATATTATATTCGTTATAATAAATCGCAAATATCTATCTTTAAATATCAATAAATCGTTTAAATAAATAATATTAACAATTATTTAAAAAAATAATTGTTAATAATAATATAATGAAATTATTAATTTATGGATCTAAAGGATGGATTGGAAATCAATTTATAGATATTTTAATTAAAGAAAATATTGAATATATTGAAGGTAAAGCTCGTGTAGATAATATTACAGCAATAACACTAGAGGTTGATAATGTGAATCCTACACATATGATTTCATTTATTGGCAGAACTCATGGTACTATTAATAACGTTTATTATAGTACAATCGATTATTTGGAGCAAAAAGATAAATTATTTGAAAATGTTAGAGATAATTTATACGCTCCTTCAATATTAGCATTATTAGCAAAGAAAAAAGACATACATTATACTTATTTAGGTACGGGATGTATATTTAAATATGATAGTGATCATCCTTTTGGCACTGAAACGAATGGTTTTAATGAAAATTCTTTACCTAATTTTTTTGGATCTTCTTATTCGACTGTTAAGGGATTTACTGATCAATTAATGTCTTTATATTCTAATAATGTACTTAATCTTAGAATTAGAATGCCTATAACATCTGATTATAATCCAAGAAATTTTATAACTAAAATTACTACATATGAATACATTTGTTCTATATCAAATTCAATGACTGTACTTCCCGAACTACTCCCTAAAGTACTAGAAATGATTAAAATGAAAACTACAGGAACTCTTAATTTAACTAATCCAGGTTTAATATCACATAATGAAATTTTAGAAATGTATAAAGATATAGTTGATAAATCATTTACCTGGAAAAATTTTTCAATAGAACAACAAGCCAAAATTTTAGAGTCTGATAGATCTAATAATTATTTAGATACAACTAGATTAGAAAAATTATTTCCAGATATTAAAAATATTAAAGAATCTGTCAAAGATTGTTTGATTAAATATAAAGAAAATAATATAAATTTTAAACTCAATATTAATAACAATCATTATATAAAAAGTATAAAAAACTTATTGATTACTGGTGGAGCAGGATTTATTGGTTCTAATTTCATTAATTATTTTTTCAGAAAGTATCCTAATATTAAAATTATAAACATAGATAAGTTATATTATTGTGCTAATATTAATAATATTGACCATGATATTCGAAATTCTAATAGATATAAATTTATTCAATGTGATGTAAATAATGATGAATTAATTGGATATATATTACAGCAAAACAATATTGACACTGTAATTCATTTTGCAGCCCAATCACATGTTCAAAATTCATTTGACGATTCATTACAATTTACTAAAGATAATATTTTTGGAACTCATTCACTATTAGAATGTTGTAGAAAATATAACAAAATTAATAAATTTATTCATGTATCTACTGATGAAGTTTATGGAGAATCAATGAATGACATAAATGAAAAATCTAAAACTGAACATAGTATACTACTTCCTACTAACCCATATGCTGCTACCAAAGCTGGTGCTGAATTAATTGTTCAATCATATTATCATTCATATAAAATGCCAATTATAATTACAAGAGGAAATAATGTCTATGGACCTAATCAATTTCCTGAAAAAGTTATTCCTAAATTTATTAAATTATTAAAAGAAAATAAAAAAATTACTATACAAGGGGATGGAAGTGCACTTAGAGCATTTTTATATTCTGAAGATACTGCTGAAGCATTTGAATGTATATTAGATAAAGGGAATATAGGTGAAATTTATAATATAGGTTGTGATGACAACATGGAATATTCTATTATAGATGTTGCTAAATTATTAATAAAAAAAATAAAAAATACTGATAATTTTTCGGAATGGATAGAATTTATTAAAGATCGACCATTTAATGATAAAAGATATTATATTAGTAATGAAAAAGTTAAATCATTAGGATGGAAGATTAAAACTAACTTTGAAGATGGTATTAATAATCTTATCGCTAAATACGATTAAATTAACTATATTTTATATATATTATAAATATAGCTAATCTAATGAAAATAGGAATTATTGGTATAGGATGTGTCGGTAATGCTATTAAAGAAGATTTTACATCTAAAGGTATTGAAGTTATTATATATGATAAATATAAAAATGGAGGTATCGGTCAATTTGAAGATACTCTAATTTGTGATTTAATATTTTTATGTTTACCTACTCCATATGACTATCATACTAAAGAATATGATAAATCTTCTATATTTGAAATTTGTAATAGCCTAAAAGAATATGAATATAAAGGAATTATTATACTAAAATCTACTGTTGAACCTAAAACCACATTTCATATTGTTGAAAAAACAAATTTGAATATTATACATAATCCTGAATTTTTAACTGCTTCTACTGCTACTAATGATTTTTCTAATCAAAAACATATAGTTTTAGGATACCCAAAACAACATGATTTAAATGTTTATAATTCTTTAATTACATTTTATAAGAAATATTATCCTAATTCTGATTATAGTATTATTGATAGTACTGAATCTGAATTAATGAAATTAACGTGTAATTGTTTTTATGCTGTAAAAATACAGTATTTTAATGAAATATATGAATTATCTCAAAAATTGAATATAGACTATAATGTTGTAAGGAATACTGTTTTAAAAAATGGATGGATAAATCCTATGCATACTAATGTTCCTGGTACTGATGGTAATTTATCATATGGAGGCATGTGTTTTCCTAAAGATACCAATGCTTTTAACCAATTTTTAATTCGTAATAATACTATTAATAAAGTACTTAATGCTACAATAGAAGAAAGAAATATAATAAGAAAAGATTAATTATCATGATACTCTTTATAATTCATTAACATTTCTCTTACTGCTGTCTCATATCTTTTATCTAAGTCTTTACTACCTTTATCATACTCTTTCATAAAATTTGTAAATTTTCTTAATCCCTTTTCATCCAACTTTTTTGCTTCTTTTTGTATTTCAAAATTAGTATCTAACATATTGTAACTTTTTTCAACCATATCATTTATTACATCTTTCTTCTCTCTCTTTACCCACATTTCTTTTTCCGCATTGTATACTAAAGCTTTAGAAGTCTTATCATCAGATATTTTCGCATTCCAATTTTGTGGTTTTTTCGGATTAAAATGAATATCTTCTATTAATTGTGTTATTGCTGAAAATGGTATATTAAATAGTTCTCTAAAATATCTATCTGTTAAATAGCTTAAATCTTCCTTACCAAAACCATTTATATGAATATTTATTTGCTTATTATCATTATTTGTAATACTATTATCTGTATTATTAGTAATATTATTTCCCGCATTTTTCATCAATATTTCTATCTGATTCCTCATAAAATCTAATTGGTCTTTTGATTGACCTATTACTAGTTCCATTTGTTCTTTTATTTCCTTTTTTTCCTCTTTGCTTTGAGCTACTACTGTTTGAATTAACATCTTAAGTTCTCCGTCTCTTTTTATCATTTCTGCTTCTTTTTTCTCCATTTCTGCTTCTTTTTTTGCTATTTCTGCTTCTTTTTTAGCCATTTCAGCTTCTTTTTTAGCTATTTCTAGTTCTTTGTTCTCATTTATAACCTCTATATGTATATCGTTTTTGTTCTTTATTAAAGTTTCTTTCTTTCTTTTACAGGAATTTAAATGTCTTTTCAAATTGTCTATTCTACTATATTTTTTTTTACAAAATTCACATTGTAATTTAATAAAATTCTCTTCAGATTCATTAATATTATTAGTATAAGGCAATTGATTTTCTAAATAATATTGAGGATTTGTTAGGTTATTTGAGGATTTTTGAGTAAATTTGAGGTTTTTTTCCTCATTTTCCAATTTTAAGGTTTCAATGTCAATGTTTTCTATTATTGGTTTGCATATATTTTTCCTATTTAAATGCTTTAGAAAATTACCTTTATGTTTCTCTGTATGGCCACACCGACGACATTTATAAATCATATTTAATATAAATACAGGTTATTTTTAAATAATTTAACAAAATAACAAAAAAATAACAAAAATAACAAAAAATAACAAATATAAATATAAAAAAAAGTGTTATTTTCAAATTTACCAGGTTTGTAAAATGGCAGAGAGAGAATTTTAATTTTGGAAAATTTGAAAATGAAAACGATAATCGTCCTGAACTTTTTTCACTTTTTTTTTTTATAATTTTTCAGTCTTAAATTTTATTTTAATATTAATTTCATTAATTAAATTAGAAAATTCGTATTATAATAAACCATAACCTTATTCTTATTTTATGAAACAAATAGTTAAATCTAGGTAATATTATATTATTTACTGTATTTTATTAATATTTTATCTGGTTCTCTAAAATCTAATTGATTTTTTGGTTGGTATATTACAAAATTTATTTGAGCTATCATTTGAATTAACATTGCTATTTGATTGTCGTCTTTTTTACTATTTTAGCTTCTTTTTTTGCCTTTCACTTCTTTTTTGCTATTTCAGCTTCCTTTTTAGCTATTTCAGCTTCTTTTTTAGCTATTTCAGCTTCTTTTTTAGCTATTTTAGCTTCTTTTTTTGCCTTTCACTTCTTTTTTGCTATTTCAGCTTCCTTTTTTGCTATTTCAGCTTCTTTTTTAGCTATTTCAGCTTCTTTTTTAGCTATTTCAGCTTCTTTTTTAGCTATTTCAGCTTCTTTTTTAGCTATTTCAGCTTCTTTTTTATACTCTTTTATAACATCTATATTTACTTCATTTTTTTCTTTTATTAAAGTTATATCTGCTTCTTTCTTTCTTTTACAGGAATTTAAATGTCTTTTCAAATTGTCTATTCTACTATATTTTTTTTTACAAAATTCACATCGCAATTTAATAAAATTCTCTTCAGATTTATTAATATTATTTGAATAAGGCAATTGATTTTCTAAATAATATTGAGGATTTGTATTATTTGAGGAATTTTGAGTATTTTTGAGGATTTTTTCCTCAGAATTTACACAGAAAGGATTTTTTTTTTTATCTAACTCTTGTTTCAATGTTTCAATGTCAATATTTTCTATTAACGGTTTGCATAATTTCTTCCTTTCAAAGTGATTAATTAAATTACATTTTATATTAGTATTATATCCACATCTTCTACAATTATATCTCATATTCATAATATATAATATATAATATAATGATTTCTTTAAATTAATAAATTCATAAATTATTTATTAATTTATTAAAAAAAAATTTCAATTAATTTAAGGATTTTCAAATTTACTAGGTTTGTAAAATGCCAGAGAGAGTATTTTAATTTTGGAAAATTTAAAAATTGAAAACGATAATCGTCCTAAACTTTTTTCATTTTTTTTTTGAATATTTTTTCAGTCATAAAATTTGATTTATTACAAAATAATATTATATATTATTATTAATAATGAACCAGGAAAAAAAAAATATTATTATAATATTACCAGGTTCTTCATATTTTACTTTAAAAAATACATATAGAAACCTAGAGAAATATTATAATATTATATTATTAGGTCATTCATGTATCGGTAGTGGTTATGATAGGTATCCACCATACTGGGAGAATGGAACTAATAGCTTTAATTTAATTGACATGACAACTTCAGATGAAGTATTTAATCCTATTACTCAGCAAGTAGAATTAGGAATAGCAAAAAATATAAAAAAAATATTAGAAACAAATGATATACACTGTATTGTATGTGGAAGCAGAGGAGGTCAAGTTATTTTACCAACATTATGGACATTAGGAATAGATATTCCTAGTGTAATTTTAAATGGAGGTTGTATTAACTCACCGTGTTTATATAAACTTCCTGAATCTCGTGTAGTATTATCAACATTTGGGAAAGACTATTTTCCTACTAGTAACCCAGAAATATCAATACAGGCAGTAAATAATAATAAATTTTCCAATAAAACAATTTTGGTACATTCCTATTTTGAAAGTCATAGACCGAATGACAGCTATTTAAAAAATCTGTTACCTCATTTAATTAATGCTGCTATATTTGATAGTCTAAATGATTTAAATGAGTTTTTTATAAATTCTAAAAAAGGATTTGCTATTCAAATGCAAAGTAAATTCATATAAATATTTATTTTTCTATTTATATTACAATCATGTTAAGTATAGTAGATAAATCATGTGATATTATTATGAATAATAAAAATGTTAAATTTCAAATATTTGATTACAATTACTATAATCAAATGTACACCTGTCAAAAATTTAATGATAATAGTATTGGCTTAGATATTATATCACATTTTATTGATAAATGCAAAATATGGGAACCATATCAAACAGAACTTACTATTGAAATATTAAATGAAGATAAAGAAGGATTGTTTGTAGATATAGGATGTCATTTAGGATATTATTCAACAATTTCTTCTATATTGGATATAGAAACAATTAGTATAGATAGCTCTATTCATGTACTTAATTTATTTAGAAAAACTATATTAAATAACAATTTAAAGAAAATCAAAATATATAATGATACCGTCAATGAAAATTTTGATTTATTAAAATATATTAATTCTAATTCTAATATCAATTTGTTAAAAGCTGATATAGAAGGATATGAAAAATTTTTGTTTCCATCAATTGAACCATTATTAATAGATAATAAAATTAAAAATATTATATTAGAAATATCTCCTTTATTCGACAATGATTACAGTGAATTATGTAAAAAGATTTATTCATATGGTTATCAAATATATGATATCGGATTATCACCTGTAAGAAGAATAGTAGTAGATACTAATCATTTATCCCGAGATATCGGGCTAAAATTAAAAGTTCCTATTGATAATATTTTTTCATATATCAAAAATTTAAGAAATTTACATGGTATGGAACAAAGCAATTTTTTATTCAGAAAATAATAT